TCTTCTGCATTCGTCTGCACGTTCTGCATCTCCATGCCGAGATTCTGCAATTCCGTCCGGAATGCCACAGAGAAGTTTGCCGGGCCGATATCAGTCAGCGCAAGCTCCAGTGCCTCGCGGAGCTGATAGAAATAGTCTTCCATCTGGCGGATTTTCGCCTTCTCGTCCGCCGCTCTGAAATTTGGTACCGGAATCAAATGCTCCATCAGATGTCACTCCCTTCCTCTACGGTCTTCGTGATAGAGAATACCTTACAATCACCGATACCTTCCAGGCGATACTTGAAGTGGTCACAGCGTCTCGGCATTACCGGGATGGTGAAGCTCTTCGTTGCCTTGCCGGTCATGTTGAAAACGTGTTCCCAATCTCCGGAGGAATCGTACTGAATGTAGAAATCCACAATGGTTCCAATCTCCATAGACAAACGAATGTTGATTCTGCTCACATATTTGTTGTCCGGAGAAGAGAATCCCAGGTTTCCGCTCTCAACTTCCCATCGGATACGCTTCTCGGACTCTTCGTAACCGTCATGGTACAGAAGCGTACCATATACGGACTTGAGTTTCTTGTCCGCCGCATCGATGTAATACAAATCTTCTCCATGCCGGCAGAAGAACATCACTTCCGTATTGTCCTCTCTGCTCCACAGTCCCTTCTTGGTGTCGAACACAAATAAGGAATACTTTCCGGTCGTGTCCTTCATGGAGATGTAATATCTATCTTCTATTGTGCCACCTACCGCACCGGAATATCTAACCTCGCCAAGACTATTTGATATTGTTTGTGGTTGACTTCCGCCGTAAGCACACACTGCGTCCGCACTCTTGTAGTAGAGCATCTCGTTTACGATGCAGAGACTCTTGTAGCTCCCACTCTGCACACCACGACAGGATGTCTCCACAGTCCGATGCGCTCCGGTACTGCTGACGATAATCTTTATCATGCAGTCTTCCTTGAAGAAAATCGGATTTCCGAGATATGTGGCTGCACCGGTGAATTTCCCGTCACTTCCGATGGTTGCCGCCCAGGAATCTGTGGATATTCCCGCATATGCGTACCAATTCGTAACATCACCGAGCTTGCAGCAATACACCTCGTGTCCGTCCGAAGAACATCCCCACAGACGGTTGTTGCATTCCGTTACGAAGTCCATATCCGGAACTTCCCTTGCCACTTCGATTGGAAGTGTGAGCTTCTTATTCTCTCCCAGGATGCCAACAATGGTGATGCAGTCATCCGTAAGATCGGTAATGCAAGTGGTCACTGATACCTTGTTGTCTCCCTCATCGTTGACGAAGATGTTCTTTGCCGCTTCCCATTCGATATCAGTCAAATCAAGGGTGATTTTTACGCCATCGCCCTTCTTGAACTTCGCACCGATACCAGGAAGGGATATCTGCATATAGGTCGTATTCACATTCACCCAGATGGATGTCGCAGAAGACCATTGCTTCAGTGTAGACTTTCCGTTTAACGTGGTCATAAGGTAGTTGCCGGTCTCCGGTGTTTTATCCTTGTAATATGCCTCGTCATGCCATTCAATTGCCTTGCCGCTCGCATCACACAAAGAGAAGCTTACCTCTTCCGAATCATTAATAAATCGTGATTCAATTTCTCCGGAAGTATCGTCCGCAGTGTTGTACCACACCTTGTCCGGGAAGATAACGATATATGCACCCATCTTCACAATGTTCTTCTCGCCGGCAGTGGAAATGGATGCCTCAAGCGTCTTCTCTGCTCCGTCAATAAAGAGCTTTCCGTTCTCCACCCATACCAGGCCATCCTTCTCAATCAGTCCTTGCGGATTCTCGAAAGCTCTGCATACGCCTCTCTTCTTACGCGGAGACAGAACCGGAAAGTATCTCGTGGTCATGTTGGTCATGTCGAAGAATTCACCATCAGAACAGGACAGATTATGGTTGTATCCGCCGAAGGTAGTCAGCATCTCTCTGCCCATACTGTTGTTCACATACTGTGGGAAATACATCAGATATGCACCCCCTTGTAGATGCTCATGTACTTTCTCTTTGGCATATGCGTCTTGTTGTAATCCTTCTCGAAGCTCATAAGCAGATTGTTAAAGGTAGCTGCACTGTTGTTATACCGCGCCGCCTCTCCGTTTGCCTCGTCAATCTTTGCCTTGAGGTACGCAACATACATCTCATCATGCGGAAACGGAACCAACAGCTCCACAGTCAAGTCCTCCGGACTGTATCCGGTGAATTCTCCGGTCTCTTCCTCTTCCGGAATCTCGCCTTCTCCGATAACTACGATGGTCTTCTTGTCCTCTTCCTCCGGTTTCTCGTATTGGTCGATAATGTCTCTCTGAATGGATGCGTCCAGGTAGGATAACCATCTTACCTTCTCGTCCGTCCCATAATGGTTCGGCTTGGATGCGTCCACACGGTTGATACACTCTTCTATTCTCATGGTTTACCCCCTTTTAAGTAAAAAAGGGAAAGCGTACAGCTTCCCCTTTCCAATCATTCTCTCATTCTTAAGCCTTCGGTTCCTTGAGGGCCTTCTTCTCAGCGAATTCAAAAGCGGCATCCTCTGCCTTCTCGCCGTTCTCGATAACCTCGTAAAGCTCTTCCGGAATCTCCACGAACTCACCACGCTTGATGATGTAATTCTTGAAGTTTACGGAGAAGAACTCGTCCTGGTTTGCGTTATGTCCGTTCAGACGCGGAAGCTTAACACGAATCTTCTTACCGGTAGCTGTGTTCTTTTCAGTTGTTGCCATGCCTATCATCCTTTCTTTATAGGGAGCGGAAGGCGAATCCGCTCCCATTTATGGTTGGTTTTAGTTCTCCTGGTCTACATCACCGTAGGAAGAACCGGACTCTACGCGGAGAATTCTCTCCTGGTAAAGAATCTTTGCGCCGTGGCAGAACTTGTAACCGATGGTGCTGAACTGCTCAAGCGGACCACCAATGGTTCCCTTCGGCTTAACAATCATCTCCATGCCTTCACCTTCCGGGTCCAATACGCCGAATGCCTTCTTACCTAAGAACAAGGTAGCATATACAGCGGTAGAACCTTCGGTTCTCCATACCTTTGCTTCGTTGGACTCAACGAAACGCACGTTGTGGAGCATACCGATTTCGCCCTTGAAGATCGGCTGAACATCGTTGTACTTATGGAATTCCTTCCACTCCTCGCTGTTGCGAAGGTCGAATGCTACGGACGGATGAATGATTGCAACATAGGAACCGTCAATGAGCGGAGCCTTGTTCTTCTTCAACCAGGTAGCTGCCTTTGCAACCATCTCCGGAGTAAGTACATCACCGGTGGTGAGATTTGCTCTGGAGTTCTTGCCACCAGCATATGCTACGGAGTTACCGCCTACAAGAATGTTTCTCGTAAGGGTATCGTAGGTCTCGCCCTCTGCAGCACCCATCTCCTCGGTAGCACCGAAGATTACATCATCGTAGGACTCTAACTCTAAGCGGTCAGATACTGCGGTGTAATCACCATGCTGGGTGGTGGTTGCCTCGATAGCGGTCATACCGAAGGTCTTACCTTCCGGAATAACGCCTTCAGTAAGCGGAGTCAACGCCTTTGCAAAGGTATTGAACTTTCTCCACTCGATCTTGTTGCCCTTCATCGGCTGCTTGTCACCGAACTGAGTGAACACCATCTGCTCTCTTGCGTTTTCGAGCAAGGTAGTATCGTAGAAGGTCTTCATGGTCGGAGACAGACTGGACTGGGTAGTTACATTGACCGGATTAACGGTCGGAGTACCGGCAGTGGTACCCTGTGCGAATTCTGCAAATAACTGCAAGTTTAACTTCTTTCTCATGGTTTTTTCTCCCTTCTTTGCACAGGGAGATAGATGCTATCTTCCCTGTTTCTTTCTTCTCTCTGTGGCTGCATATGCCCTTAACTGCTCAAGGGACATCTTGCTGAAATCTTCTTTGGTTGTTACTGCGGACGCACTTCCGGTCATGCCGTTCTCGGTCGGTCTTGCCTTGTTTGCCGCTACCGCCTGGGCAGTCTGTGCCGTAATCTGCTGGGCGGCATTCTGTACCGCTCCGGACATTACCTGTTCCCAATGACACGCCATGTAAGCTGCCGTTGTATCGCCATTTGTCTGCAAGCACAATCTGCGGAATTTCTCATCTTGCATCTCTGCATTGAGGTCAAAACCAGGGAACCGGGCCTTCGTCTTCTCAGCATTCTGCTGTAAGGTCATCATGTGCTGTCGCACCGTTTCCTGTCTCTGTCTTTCCTTCTCCTGTGCTTCAATGGCCTGTACCTTGCGCTCCAAAGTAACAATCTTCCTTGCCTCTTCCGGGGAGATATCATGCTCCATCGCATAATTCTCGTAGTAAGAGTCATCCGCATTCACTTTCTCAGTGAGGGATTCAAGGAAATTCTCTGCGGCGGTATCCACTCCGTACTTTGCGGCCACGGTTTCCAGAAGTCCTAACATCTGAGCGTTTTGCGCCTCAACGCCCTTGTACTTCTTCAAACGGTCACCGATGGTCTTCTCCATGTACGCCTGGTGGTCTTCTTTGTACTCATCACTCTTGATAAGGTCCGCATATGCTACTTTTGCGTTGTCCGACTCTTTAGTGGTCTGAGTCTCGTTCTGAACCTTCGGAGCATGTCTCTCGACAGCTTCCTTATAGTTCTTTCTTGCCCGCTCCGGGATTGCGGAAGGTATATCTGCTCCGGTAGTTTCGCCACCTACTGCGCCTTCTCCAGCGGAACCACCATCTCCGCCTTCACCGAAAAGCTGTAAGTTAAGCATTCGTAAAAACTTTCGCATATAAATGCTCCTTTCGTCTGTGCTGTTTTGGGGCACGAACCCTTCTATGGTCAGCGTAGCAAAGCCTATAGTGATTTCTCTAACCCCGAAACAAAAAAATTTTTATAATGCAAAAAGGACACCCTTTCGGATGCCCCTTCTGCGGAGGATTATATGACAAAACGAATGAAAACGTCGACACAATTACCCAATCTTCGGCCAACATGTCAGTCTGAGATGCAAGCCATCCAACGCACACATCGCCATTCGCGGTACGCATATCAATATGTGAGAGAAAGTTCGCTACTCCGGTGCCATGCATTGCGCCTTCATCACAAGGGAGATGGAATGATGCCTCATTTCTGAGATTTTCCTTGTCCACCGTACAACCATGCACCAGATACAAGTACATTCCCTTGCCGTTCCATCCCTTTCTCGCTACTCTCTTTCCTTCCTTTAATGCTTCCAATGCTTTCCCAAAATCCATAATGATTCTCCTCTCTTTATTCAACAGTGAATGTGATGTAGTTTCCATGCATACTGATAAGCAGCTCAAAACCACACAGCACCGTCCAGTATGTTCTCTGCATCGTTGCAAGGAACGGTTTCTTAGGGACGCATGATACCAACACATCCCCCTCTTCAATCTTAATCACCGGTTCCTCTTCCAGCATATCTCTGCTTTCCTCTACCGCATACGCAAGCTGGTACGCCAGGATGGACACCGCACTACACACGATGTCCTTTCCTTTCTCTGCTGCACCGGCATGGCCTTTTATCGTAAGCTTCAGTTCCTTTGGTTTAAATGTAACATCTACCATGATTCTCTCCTATTCTGCCTGGGTGGATGCTCTCGCTTGCTCGCGGGATTTCTCCACATACGGATGCTCTTGTCCGCCACTATTAAGGTCCACCATGCCTTCAGACTGCGGAATAGGTTGTCCCGCGTTGGCAAGGATTGTCTGGCCCACCTTCTCGCCCTCTACCGGGTCGTATGCTGTTGCATATTGCAATGCGAGCTGTTGCCACATCAGTACCTGTTCTTGCAGTGTTACATTCTGCTGAATTCTCTGAACAATCTCGTCCTTGTGGGCGAAGTCCATCATCTGCAAGCAAGCAAGTGCCTGGTCTGCCATCTGAGGATTAAAGAATCCCATGTTGTAGAAGTTGATGGCAAGCTCGTTCATCTCCATCTTCTTGTACGGATTCGCCTTCTCGGATGTAACATCGATGTCAAATTCCGGAAGTCTCATCCCGGTCGGCACACCCATCGTCTGCATCTGCTGTTCCTTGATACCGGCGTTGCTGTATTCAACGTACTGCTCTTGACCGGTAATGTCCGGAGCGATGCGGAAGGTACGCGGAATGTCATAGAACTGGCGGATTAACTCTACCACGAAGTACACTACATCACGATACGCTCTATGGATGGTCTTGTTACTGCTTCGTGCATTCTTGCCGGCGGTCTCCTGGAGAGCAGCAATCGCAGATGCCGCTGTAACACCGGACGGAGCCACACCATTGTTGGAATCCTGGTTGCTAGTCACATACTTTAACTCGTCCACCTTACTGTGATACAGCTCCACATACACCTGTGGAAGCGGACAATTGTCCACCGGTCGAAGATTAAGCTCGTCCACATTGCCGGCAACATGGATAATCTTCTTGGAATAGTCACCAAACTCTTGCTCATTGACGCTTCCATCACCTCTGGAGAAGTATCTTGGCGTTGCGCCGGCCTTACCGTTGTCCATTATAGCCTTGTTCATCTCGTCAATCTGTACCTGGGTGTCTCTGCCGATATCAGTGAGACCATATCCGCAGATGCTTCCTTCCACCGGATACAATGCCTGTACAACGAACGGATACATCGCATGGTCGTACAAGCCTCTCTGTGCGATACTCATCTCTCCGGTCGGAATCTCAAGCGGGATCCCGGTCTCCGTGTCCACCTCTTGCTTCGTAGGTACCTCCGTCTCGTTCTCCGTAGCATACAGAACGATGTCGTTCACATACTTTACATACTGCAATGCCTTCTTGCCGTTATACTCCGTATGGTAATACCAATCGATTACCACACTCTTCTCGGAGGTATCCACGTTGTCATCGTACAGATATTTTGCAAGGGTGATGCCGTTTCCACCAAGCTTGCCCACGCACTGTGGATATCTCTGCTCAAGTAAGTCGTTATTCACAAGCTCCGTGTGGAACAGATGCGTAGACTCCTGGATATCCGTAATGCCCGGCTCCCAGAACAGATTGATGAAGTCAATTTTCTTGATGCTGATGTCTCCGAGGCCGTTGTGCTTACTGCCATCCCAGAATACTCCCTGGACGCATCCTCCATGCTTGAGCATATACCACGCAACATCAGAATAGGTATCCTCGTATCGGTTCTGTTCCATAACCACCGGAATGATAGCGGAGAGTTTCATTGCCTCTCCCTTGTCGTCCATCTGACGCGGCTTGATATTGCAAGTAGGATATGAATCCATCACATCACTGTATCTGCTCTGAATACAGCTCCATAACCACGCCGTTGCCGGCTGGAACTCCTTCTCTGCGTTCTCATCATCGATATACCGCCACTGGCGAAGCTTCCAAAATTCTTCGTTTGCAATAATCTTCTGCTCCAGTCTCGCTTTACCGGCCTTATACTTCTTAAGGATGTCGGATGCCTTAAGAACCTCATCAGAACCAATCTTCTTCGGTTGCATTGCGATAGCTTCCTTTGCCGCCTTATTCTGCTTCAGCATCTCAATCTCTGCAACCGCTCTCTGCATCAGTCCTTGTCTCCTTGCCTCATCGCCGGTTCCTCTTAATTTCCTTGCCATTGTTTACCCCCTTTTGATAGCGTTGTATTTATGGTACTTTCCATGCTCCGCATACTGATTCAGCGGGTCATGCATAGGTTTCATCTTGGTTTCTATTACTCTCGGTGCAATCGGTCTCATCATGCAGAAATAACGAATCTCATCACACGCATGGTCTTCCAGGTCGCTGTCCAGGTCCTCGTGCTTATGCTCGTCATACATCATGAGCGGTATCGTCCGTATGGAGTCCTTGCAAGTGTTGAAGAAGTAAATCATTGCGTATCCGTTCTCATCGAACTTCATGCGCTCTCTGAACTGCATCCATCCAGGGATACGGTCATTGATTCCCGGTTCAAACCATAGCTGATACTTCTCCGCCTCTTCCGCCGCCGATATACCGTGTGAACCGTCCCAGATGGACGGATCGGCAACACCTTGTATCTTCTTACCGCGTAACCACGGATGCTCTCGCTCAATCTCCGCAATCTTTCCGAACTGCTCCTTGTTACTCCATCTCACACCCTCGTTTGGTGTCTCTGTGCAACCGTACAGCTCCAGGATGCGGTATGCGGTTCCTTCATAGTCCACGGCCCACCATCCGCACGAGAACGGTTTTCCATAACCCCAGTCATATGACCGGTATATCTTCCAGTCGGAAGGAATCTCAAACGGTTCAATGACATGGGTGTATCTGTGGTCTTCCAGTGCCTCTTCTTCCGTTATGCCGGCATCGTTGCACATCTGCGGTTCCGGTGTAGTACGGAACTCCTCAAAGTAGCTGCCTTCAAACACATCCCAGCGTCCCTCAAGCCACGCCTTTCTGAGTTTCGGCGGTAACGCTTCAAGCTGTCTTATATAGTCCGGATCGCTCTCCATGAGTGCCTTATTATCCGTCACGAGAGACTGAATGAACTCATAGTCCTCTGGATACTCGCCCTTCTCGTACTTCTTGTCGATAAACAAACGCTTGATGTATCCGTGTCCGATTCCACCCGGATTGCAAGTGTAGTACACGCGCTTCGGAAATCCGTTTACACCACGCACACACGCTACAATCTTCTTAATCTGCGTCTCGGATAGCTGTGTTGCTTCGTCCAGGAAGAGGACATCTACCTCAGTACCCTGGTACCGGTCTACGTCCTTCTCTGAGTCGCAGTATCGGAATAGGATTCGGCTCCCGTTCTTGAACCGTATCTCCTTCTTGCTGTCGTTGTACGTTGCTATGCTACCGGGAAGACCGCATTTGAGCAGCTCCTTTAGCGGATTGATATGGTTCTCTGTAAGTTCCGGGTAGGACTTACGGACAATCATTACCTTTATGCCGGCCCACATCAAACACATGAGTACCGCCTTGATTCTTACCACCCAGGACTTGCCGCCACCTCGTGCGCCGCCGAAGCAAACGTGCTTCTTCCTGGCCTTAAGGAACTTCTTCTGCTTTGGTGATGGTTCCGGAATATCAAT